GCATGGGTCCGGGTGGATGCACCGTCCCGCAAGGAGTGGGATGCCCGCCGGGATCTCATCTACTCATCCATCCCCGGCATCGATCCCAAGAACAAGAATCCATCGCGCTTCTCCCGGCTCCCCGGAGCATGGCGCGGAGATCAGAAGCAGAAGCTGTTGGCCAACAACCTGGGTGCGAACTCATGGGAAGAATGGCTCACGGATCGTGAGACCGATGATGACAAAGCTACTGTGGTCACGGTCAAAGACCTCATGGACTTTGATCCAAAGAAAGATCCCGATAACCTGATCGGTAATCGATGGATCACACGAGGCTCCAGCATGATCATCAGCGGTGGCACCGGTATCGGAAAGTCCTCCCTGATGATGCAGATCATCATCCGGTGGTGCCTCGGTCTCGACTTCTTCGGCATCAAACCGGTGAAGCCATTGAAGATCGGAGTCATCCAAGCAGAGAACGACAAGGGCGATCTCGCGGAAGCGTTCCGAGGGGTGGTTCACAAGAGGTTCAATCTCGATCAGATGAACCAGCTTCAAAAAAACTTGGAGTTCAGAACCGAAACCATTCGTACCGGTGATGCATTCCTGGCCTACGCCCGACGCTTCATCCACCGATCCAAGCTGGATCTCATAGTGGCAGACCCCCTGTTCTCCTACTTCGGAGGAGATCTCAGTGATCAGTCCGAGGTGTCGATATTCCTCCGCAACAAGCTCCAACCCATCCTGCACGAGACCAAGGTCGCTTGGATCTGGATGCATCATGTCTCTAAGCCTCAGCGCAAAGAGAACGGAGAACCACTCACCACTATGGAACTCGCCCACGCCGGATTCGGCTCCTCCGAACTCGCCAACTGGGCGCGGGAGATAGCGGTTCTCCATGAAGTAGGCCAATTCAAGCCTAGAAGGTTTCAGCTCGCCTTCTGCAAGCGGGGATCAAGGCTTGGACTCGAATCCCCCATCCTCAACGTACAGCACTCAGCCACCGGGATTCAGTGGGAAGAGTGCAACCCATTCGCGTTCACTGGGGCGGAACTGAAGGAGAAGAAGCCGTATCGCCCTCAGCGAGGGCGGCGCGCATAGCCTTGAACCAATCCTCTCCATCAGCCGCTTCCTTCTCGGGGGGAGCGGCTTGTTGCTGTTCGGGTTCGGGCTCGGGTTCCGGTTCCGAGTCGGCCACCTCCTCATCCCTCCTGCCACCCCTGCGACGGCGCAGTAAACCAACCTCGCCCTTCACCTTGCGAAGCTCCGATCTCAATGACGATAAATCACGCTTCATCTCAGTGATCATTGCTAATAGCATTGATACTTTATCAACTTCCTCAGCAGGAACCCAATCACACCCGCGCCACTGTCTATGAATACGATCATATACCAATACCGCGCTCTTCAGATGGCGCATCGAATCAAACGCACGAATCGCACGGCCCAATTCACACCGGAGATTCTCGCGGATGTGGGTCACGACCTCGGATCGAGTTGGGTCCGCATCGTGCCGCATGGGCGGCATCAGGCGGAACATGGCGCGTAGGGTGGAACCGTTGTCTAAGTAACTCATGAGAGAACCAAGGTAGCTTCTCCCAGAACACCCGTCAAGTATCCAGAAGGAACTTCCGATCACGGTAGCAGAAAGTTCTCAGCCCCCCCCGCTATCTCCCCTAAAAGGGAGTCTTAATACTCCCTTAAAAGGGAGTCAAAAATAGCAACGCCGAGACGCTGCTGGGGGCGTTTTAAGACGCCCCCGCGCTCGGCGGCCATTTTTGAGAACCCCCGATTCTGGATTGCGAAGTATCGGGTTGGATGGAGGATGGAGGATGTGGATTGCTGGAGCGGAAATGGCCCTAGGATCGCGTTTGATTGCTGGATGGTGTGTGGGGAGCGGAGAGCAGGGTTTTGAAGGCTAGAGAGGCGGTTACTGGGACGACCCCGTTGCCGAGGAGTCGCAAGCGGTCCACCCGATTGGAATGCCCATCATCATTTCGACGAACGACGGGTTCAATGGACCAGCCACGAAAGTTGGCCCACTCAATTCCCCCCGCCGCGCCATCGCTTCCAATGTCTTGGATTGCTGACTTGATCCGTTCAACCGAAAGCTGTCCTCGTTCGCACACGGTGTCGGTAGCAACGATGAAGACTCGGTTCCTGCGATGCGGCGCACCGCATTCCTCCGCGCTAAAGATTCCCCACGAACACCGGTAACCCAACTCTTCCAAGTCGCTGATGACTGTGGAGAGTCCCATCGAAATGTGTCCCTCGACGTTTTCGAGGAAGACAATTGCAGGTCGAACTGCCTCGATCCCTCGCTTGATGTGGGGCCAAAGATGCCGCTCATCGTCCTCTCCTTTGCGGAGTCCGGCATGGCTGAATGGCTGGCATGGATAGCCCGCACTAAGGATGTCCACGCATCCGTGAAACGATTCCCACGGGAAATCCCGTATATCAGTCCAGATCGGAGCCGAATCAAGTTGCCCCGCTTCCATTCGCGTAAGTAATACTTCGATTGCGAATGAGTCGATCTCCGCATAAGCAACTGTCCGCATACCTCGGATAACTCTACAAAGCCCAATGTCCATACCTCCGTAACCGGTACAGAGACTGATGTGCGTAATTGTTTTGGTACTATCCATGATCCCATAGTGTTAAATGTTTGAGGTCACATCCACCAACTCCCACCCGTAGCGATGAGCGTCCTCCTCAGCAGCCTCACGGGCCTCGGCCATCGGCTCGTGGTAGGTATCCTTGTCCACCACCACGCCGCCGCAGGGCTTGCGGAAGGTCGCCACCAGCCGCTCCGGGTCGATAAAGAAGTCTTTCTCCTCCCCGTTCATGGTCACGCCATTGGTCCATGTCAGTCCGATGCAGTCCCCGTTCAGGACGCACTCGATCAGGAAGGAGTTGGTGCGCGGGGAATGGGTCACCCGATACGCCCCGTTCTTCCAATGCACCACCTTACCAGACAGAACAGCCTCTTTGATCTCGTTGAGTTTCATATCGCGGCGAACCTACCGCACCATGATCCCGGTGGTCAAGAGGAAATCTTTCGGTGGTGGAGAATTCAGTGGACGGGGCCGGTTCCCGATTTCTGGTTCCCGAATTCCGAATTCCGTATGGCATATGCAAGATCTGGAATACCGCACCATGTACCGCATGATCCCGAAACAGATTTCGGGATGATACCGGCGGGGTCGCAGGGGATGTAACGGGGTGGGACATGGGGTGTCTTACCCTGGAGTGCTATGCAAATAGCGGGGGGTAGGGGGGGGGCATGAAGGAAGGAATGGCCCACTAAGGAAGGAAAGGCGGGCGGGCGGGCGATGCCATAGGGGCAAAGGAAAACCCCGTAGGAGTGAACCTACGGGGCTTGGCGATTGGCTTGGGTTAGTTACCCGCAAGGGCCGACAGAATGAGAAGCAGAGTGAAAAGGAAACACAAGGCTAGGTAGCCAAGGACGCGAAGGAGGGGTTTCATCGGAACTTCCTTCCATCGATGACCTCGAGACGCATGCCAAGGGGAACAAGCTTCTCCTCGATTATCGGGCGGACTCGGTCGGCGCAATCGGCGCAAAACACCTTCACCGAAACGTACTTTTCACCCTTGCAAGCGGATAGTTCCACAGCCCGCCGATAGTCCAGAATTACCCCGCAGTCGGGATGACAACAGAAGATCGCTCGGCCCACGGAAAACTTGAAGGCGTCCCGCTGAATGAGATCGAAAGCGGTTTTCATAGGTTCAAAGGAAGACATGGGCCATTGTTCCATCGGGAAGGGAACCTGTGACAAAAGCCCGCTTCCACGGGTTCTGCGATGGGGGGGTGGACCGCTCTTTCCAATCTTCGGCAACGAATCGCTCAATCAATTGAAGGGCGGCTTCCCGATGCACGGAATCACCCGACAATTCGTAAGGGTAGGGGATTGTACGGGTTCCCCTTTCGCAGGTTGCTTTAATGCGTGCCCCCTTGGTGTCCGTGGGGGGTAGGTATTTGGTTTGGATGGATTGCATAGTTTGAGAGGGCATCAATTGCCCGCAGAATCCACCGTTGCCGATGGACTCGCCGGGGAATTCAAGCGATCAATTTGGCCATATCAACGAAGTGTCGTTTTCCGGTCCCGTGGGCCGGGATATGGATTGAAAGGATACCGCTTCGGGACCCGTCGCAGAATAGACAGTCGGCGCATGCGGTCCCGTTGCGTTCACTGGCGCATAACTTTTCGAAGCTATGGTGATCTAGATCCGGGGTCACACGGAAAGTTGACCAGCCCATTGATCGGGCGATCAATAGCTCAGCGGTAGTGTCCACGCTGGCCATTAGGATTGAACGCCAAGCTTGCAAGGAAGGTTTTCTCCACTGGTGCGTATAGCCCGTGTGACCAGAAGCGACACCCGCGATCGCGAGCGCAAGGCTCAAAGGAATATGCGTGGGGTCACCATATGCGCCGAATCGGACTTTCCTACCAACGAAACACTCGAGGGAGCGCAAGGGGGGGTAATTGCCCGCTTTCCAAGCACGCCAAATCCCAAGGGGAGCTTGGCCCACGTTGACGTAGCACGAACGACCGGAGCCGGTCCCGTCGCCACGGTGGACGCATGAACCACAAATGAGCCGATCCAACCCTTCCTTGATTGCTTGGACGGGATCCACAAGCTTCACAAGGATCCAAATTTGGATCATGTCGCCGGTTTTCCGGTTGTCGGACTTGGTGGAAAAGCCCGTCGCGATGATAACGCGATGGGTGTCCTCGTGGAGAATGTAGCCGTTGCTCAAAGGACACCTCCGAGGCTTTCGATGAGAGCGACAAGGACCATCACAAGCGCAAAGGCTAGGATGGCAAGGGGACCGTGGTATTTACTGGGGATTTTCATGGTGTTTTGATGCCCATATTCAGAGGGCGTGCGCAAAGTAGGCCACGCTTTCGCACAAGCGTCAACATCGAAGGTGAAGTTTTTTCTGGGGAACTAAATAGGGAGACATGTCGCAAGCGAAAGGGAAAGTGAAGGAGAACCTGGCGGTAATGAAGGAGAGGGAGAAACGACCTTCAATTCGTCCCTCCGGTTACGTGAAAAAAAACGGTCCCGATCCCAAGTCGGTAGCCGATTCGGACTGGTCACGTGTCTTAGATGCCGCTTCTCTCGGGATTCCCTTTGAACGTCTCTGCCACCTTGCGGGGATGACGGATAAGACTTTCACCAAGTACCTGACACGATACCCGGAAAGGAAGGAAGCAATCGAAGCCGCAAGGACAAGGGGGGAATACGATCTTACAAGTACCGTGAGATCATGTGGCAACGGCTGGCAGGGTTCCGCATGGTTGCTCGAGCGTACCCGCGGATATGTTGCTAGGGCTTCACTAGAACATACTGGGAAAGGCGGAAAAGAATTATCAATAAGCGGCAATCTGCTTGGAGCATTCGGTGGACAATCCAAATAGGATAGCGTATACGAATAAGCGGCTGTAGCAGTAGGACCACGGGGGGTGGGGACCACCCAGGTGGGGGGTGGTTGTTACCTTATACCCCCTCTCCCTCCCACAACCAATTTTATGGCAGTCAAGCAAATTAAGAAAAAGAAATCCTCTTCACTCGGC